GTGGGGTAAGTCATATGGAATAAGGTTGACAGATGACGTGTTGTGTGTATGGGGTACAGTGTGGTAGGGGTCACGTGTTTGTGGGTTGACGTGTAGATAATGTTGGTGCATTATTAATACATGAACGAGATGGAAAAGGAACTCGTATCTCAGGCAATTAGGATCGTGACAACATATAGGAGGACGGTTGATATTCAGACGAGTAGTTTTGATTTGCGTGTAACACCTATTAAAGAGCGATTACATTGGTCGTTAGAGTCGGATTTTGGTGTCGTAGAACTTATTACGTCTCTTTCTTCGTTTGAGTGTGATTTAGTGCGTCATTGGGTTAGATGTGTTGTGAGGGAGTGGTGGGGCAGTGGAGCCTAGGTCGTTTACAGAGGGTGAGAGGAAGTCGATTGCTTTCTTGTTTGAGGGGGCTGAGGTGTATTACAACTATGCTTTGCTGCCTTGGCGGGGTGTTGTTTATACGCTGACTCCTATTGGTGATTCGGCGGAGTATGCGTGTACTTCGCGTGATGTGTTGGTTACGGGTTATTCGATTTCGAAGATTAGGGAGAGGTTGGATGCGAGTTGAGGTTGGTGGTTCTGGTGAGTTGTTTTGAGGGTGATTTGTGATGTCGTCTCGGGGTGATGTGCGTTCTGCTTTGGATGTGTTGGATGATTTGAATGACTGGAGGGTGACGTCTTGGGTTGTTGATGAGTTGTTTAAGGGTAGGCAGGTTCGGTTTTATCGGGATTCTGAGCGGTTTCATGTGTCGACTGGGCGTTCGGGGTGGGGTCAGTATCGGATTGTGGAGTTGAGGGATGTTCTTGATGGAAAAGGATAGTGTTGTGTTTACTTTAACGTTTGATGAGGAGAATAAGAAGATTATTGTGGATGTGGTTGGTGATGAGGATGAATCTTGAGCGTACGGGTGATGGTTGCTGGTATGTGAAGGACACGAATTTTGGTGCTACGGCGGATGAGTGGTTGACTGTGATTAGGGGTGAGGTTGATGAGGATGACGAGTTCCCTTTGCCGGGCGCGTAGGTGTTTGCGTGCTTCGGGTATGCGGGAGGCGTTTACTGAGGGTGGTGCGCATATTTTGTATTGTGGGCCGTTGGCGATGCGGTTGGTTAATGACTACACGTTGGAGACATGGAATTCGTACGAGGCGGGTTCGGGGACGATTACACATTACGATACTCATGGGCAACTTTGTGATGCGATGCTGCTTATGGGGTTGGAGAGTCTGGGGGTTCTTTGAAGATGTTTTACTTGAGGGATTTGGTGGCACTGCTTAGTCTTAAGGATCAGCTACCTGGTTATACTGTTGTTGCCACAGATGATTTTATTGGGATTGATGGAATTGATTATCGCATTAATTGTTATGGGTGGCCCAATAACCGTATTACTGTGGAGGACAAGGTCACGGGGTTGAGTAGTATTAAGTCCTTTGGTGCGAAGGGGACTAAGAAGGCGAAGCAGCACTACAGGGAGACGTTGGAGAGGTTTGGCGTCAACACGCGTGCTCTAGATCACACTACAACGGCTTGACGGCCCAAGAACCGTGAAGCATTATTAACTCATGAACGAAACAACGTTCATCGAACAGAAAGGAACTTAAATGAGCGATCTTGGCACGCAATACACCCACTACCTCAAGCGCATGGGCTGGACAGCACTGCCCGACAACTCCTTCGTCATCGTTGACGACGGCTGGAACTACATGCTCACATACGATGAGGACGGGCTTTTCACGCTGACGAACACAGATCTACAGGACGTGTATGATTGCTCCTACGACTTGTATGAGATGATGGAGGACTTCATGCACAGCAAGTGAGCGCATAGCACAAGTAGCCCCGGAGTGTGGTTGGTTCCACTCCGGGGCTACTTGGTATGTGGTTAGGGCCGTTCTGCGCGGGAGGCTAGAGACTCCCAGGCGGCCTGTGTGGCGGGGCCCCAGACTCCGTCATCGTCGACTCCGAGTGCTCGCTGGATGGACTCGACAACGCGGTCGTGGGCGGCCTCGGACGCTTCACCCCAGATGCCGTCCGCCTGAGTGCCGATGATGGCCTGTGTGGCTTCAACACCTTCGGGGAAGTGTGTGCCTGCCCAGGTGGATGCCGCTACGACGAGGTAGAGGCGCCTCTCCGTGTCGGGGCCGAGGACGTTGTCGGGGTCGGCTCCGAGGGCTCGTTGGACTCCGGTGATGTCGCTGGGGCCTGTGGGGGTGGGGCCTACAGCCGTGTCGACGACGCGGATGCCGTAGACGACGTCATCCATGTCGCGGGTGCGGGCAGCGACGTATCCACCGTTGCCCTGGGATCCTCCGGTGCCGGGGCTGGTGTTTCCCTCGTAGGTGTCGATGCTGCTGCCGTACGGGGCGCTGCGGGCGATTCCGATGTGGTCGGACTCGCCGTCTCCCTGCCAGTCGAAGGTAATGAGGTCGCCTGGCTGGACGTCCCACTTGCTGATGAGGACGCCGCGCTGGCGCGCCTCGTTCTCTCGGCCTGGGACGTAGGCGCTGAGCCAGTTGACGCCTGCCTGGAAGAGGACCCAGGAGACGAACATGTCGCAGAAGGGGACGCCGCTGGCACCGAAGTAGGCGCCCTTGTATCCGGCGTACCATCGTCCGTACTTGGAGCCGGCCTCGGGGTCGTCCCAGCGGGAGTACCCGACTTCGGCGGCGGCGATGTTGAGGATGTCTTGGCGGACTGTCATTAGGCCTCGTGCTTTCCGTCCGGGCGGGCGGGCACGTTGCCTGCTGCGACACCGAGGACTGCGGAGATGACGAAGTTGATGGCGGCGATCTTGTCGCCGTCGAGGAGGCCCCAGACTCCGAGGGCGACGCTGATGGCGAAGAAGACTCCGTAGAGCCAGAGTCGGGTGCTGGGGTTGCCGAGGAACTTTGGGGGCTCGGGTGCTACAGGCTGAGACATTACTTGCTCCTTAGGTATGTGAGTATTTCAGCGATCTGGCGGTTCTGGGCGTCTAATGACGATCCACCGTGATTGGGTTTTACGTGGTATTGCACATCGTTTATCTTGTCCTCGATGTCATCTAGACGTTCCAGAACGCCAGGTCGTTCGGGAGTTCCCTCCCAGGCATCTAGCATACATGACATGTGATCGAGGTATCGACTGATGCGGTAGATGAGGCGTCCTAGGATGCCTGTGATGGCAATAACGCCGGTGACTACCGCGATGTCGATTGTGAGTTTAGGGACTTCTATCATCTTACGAATATCTCCGCAAACATGTTTCGAGTTTCTGGGGAGTCTGAAAATAGGCGCCCTTTGCGGTACACGGTGCGCATGATTGACAGAATCTTGTCGCCGTACAGCAAAAGTCTCTCACCCTCCCTAAGGTCGGTTACCTTATAAGCCCATCTTACCTGGGGGCCTCGGGGAATGCGCTTCTGGGCGAACCAGGTGCTGCCATCAACCCAAATAGACACAGTTCCCTGTGGAGTGCGTAGGGTGAACTGGTACTGTGCTTTGCCACTCTTTTTCATGACAAAGTCGTCATAGTTGTCTGCGAATTCGTTGTTAATTGAGTAGTCAGCATAATCTTCAGCATAACTGATGACGAACGATCCAAATCGAGTGTGTGCAACCTCGTTAGCAAACTCTTTTGAGTCCACGAAGTCTGTAACGATGAACCCGTCCGCATGACGGCTAATCCCTTGCTTCGGTTCAATGTGGAACCGGATAAAGTAAGGGTTCATGATTGACACAGAGTTCGAGAGCATGAGGCAGCGCACACGGTCCTGGTACCTGTCCACCGTGGAGTAGAAGTCCATGAACACTTTCGCCTCGTCAGGCAGGTAGCGCAGACTCCCCTTGTCGATGATGAACTCATCGAAGATGATCGTGTACACGTTCGGGTACGCGATCGACTTGTTCGCCTGAGCAGTCGACAGGGGAATGAAGTATCCGATTGTCTCCCACTTCTTACCAACCTTGCGCTGAGCGAACTGGCCCTCTACACGAAATTCTTGGTCTGGAAACTCTTGCTGGATGTCGGCGAAGAAAGAGTTCCGTCCCTTGAGTTCGGTTTTGTAGCGACGCAGGTAGATGAACTGCTGCCCCTTCTCGATCGCGTTCTTGATAACAATTTTCTTGGCACCGTAAGTCTTACCAAGACCACGAGCACCCATGATCATGTTATAGACACCACCATACGAGAGAACGTTTGAAAACGAGTAGTAGCTAAACTTTTTAGCCATGACGTCTCACCGTCCACCACGCAGCGCTTGAGAGCATCCCAATAGAGTTGATATGCGGCCCCGGCCCATCACCACCGTGTCCGATCGTCTGCCCGGGTCCCACAAACATCTCCACATGGTCTGTATGGGGATACCCACCACCCCAGGAGATGACGATGACGTCGCCAGGCTTGAGCAGAGCCTGCTGGGCAGCGCTCATGGCCCCTCTCCCCCGTTCAATAACAGCCGCACCCCGAAAGTACATGTCACCTGTCCAGGTGCCCGGATTGATCCCTGACGTGTCCATATATGCTCGGTAGATGGTACTACTGCAGTCGCCGAATCCAGACTGATCTGGATTGAGCCTTCCTGGCGCTTGCCGGTACTTGAACTTCATGATGCGACTCTTCATCCAAGCGAGAGCCTTAGCGCCAGCAGATCCGTCACCAGCCCCACCCCCAGCACCGCCTCCCGCTTGCCCCTGACCGGCGGCCTGCTCGACAGCAACATTAACGATCGTCTTGATGTCGTTGAGGTTGGCCTTCCAGGCATTGATGCCGCACGGGTACAGATTGACGTTGCCGAATTTCGTTTGTGCGAACATAACATTGCTATTATCGGTCTGAACAACGAGTTCGCCGCCCTCAATGGTGATCTCCTGGTTGCCATTGGCGTTGAGGGATGTCCCGTTGCCGACGCTAGCGCCGCTAGCGCCACCACCACTACCGACGCCGCTGGTGTCGCCTGAGGAGATGATGGCGTAAGCCTTCTCGTAGCGGGTCTTGTATTGGCCAAGAACGCCATCTGCGAGAATGGCTGAGTACATTGCTCGTAACCCCATGCCACCGCCACCGCGCATGATCACCCTCAGAGCCTGTCGAGGGCTCTGGTGGTATGCGCACGCCCACAGAATGAAAGCATCCGTGTTGTTGTTGTAGTCGAGTCCATACTGAGTTGCGGTCGCGGTATACCCTTCAATATCCTTTACGAGGAGGGCGTCCTGTGTTGCACTGTTGGCCTTGAGACACTCTCGCAGAGACACGTCATAGGCGCGTGAAAGGTAGAAGGTGTTCCACCACGTGTCATTCGCGCTGTGGCGAGACAGTCCGTTAATGTCGAGCGTGCTGCCATTCATCTTCTGCTGCCACTGCTGTGTGTTGCGAATGGAGTGCAATAGTCCTGCCGCACGTGTCCCAAACCATTGAGCAATTCCAACAGTAATTGGATCGTTATAATTGATGGCACCATAGTCCATATTGGACTCAACGGTACCAATTACTTTAATGGCAACCTTCTTGTGCTGATCATCCCATGCCATAAGTGAACCTCCTGCCACAAGTGTAGCAGGAGGTTCACAGGCCCCATATTACCAGACACCCCACTGAGAGAAGATGTAGATCTGAGTACCAACGGGCAGGGGATCCGCAGAGACCAGCTGCCCTGCAGTATTCACGTAAAACGTCTTCCACTCGCGGTTAGGCGTCATGCCCTGAAAATACTGGTTGCTGTACGGGACAGCCCAACCAGGAATGGACCAGATCGGATGATCCGCCCCGAGCGGTGCAATAACCTCGAACCAACCTCGCAGATACGCGTTTGTGCGCTCGCGCTTGATGCGCAACGTCATGGTTGATTTCTTGAGCCCGTTAGCGTCCTCACCCCACGGAGAGAGGTCTCGCCACCCGTAGTCGTTCCAGGAAGTGCCTCCACGCAGCCAGCCGAGTGCGTAGCGCTTAGCCTGCTGGTACCCATCATCGGTAAGATGGACCTCATCATTTCCGCGGATCACGCTCTTGTCGCCGTGGAACCAGGACAGGGAACCCTCGCAGATGGCCGGAGACAGTTTATTGAACGCCCACATAAACTCGCTGGTGCGAGCCTGAATCGACTCGGACATCTTGCCAGAATTGAGTGTGCTGTCGTTCCAGATGACGGGAATGCAGTACACCTTGGCACTCGGCCAGTATGTTTCGATCATCCCCGCGCACACCTCAGCCATCTGCTGCACGTTGTGCATAGCGCGGATGTCGTTGAGCATGTCGATGATGAATACGCCACCAATCTTACGATTGTTGTCCCCAAGCGCCCGATAAGCGTTCTGAATTTGCGTGTCGAAACGCGCACCCGGTGCGCTGGTGAAGGCGCCGCCTCCGATACCGTAGTTGTGTGCGCGCTTGAACCCGTACTCAGTTGCTAGCTGAGTTGCCCACGCGCCACCGTCGGTCTTCACATTGGACGAGCCGATGATGACAGCCTGATCGTACTGCGCAACCCGCTGGAACTCTGCGTCAAGGTACGTCTTGTTGTAGTAGGTGCTGGGCAGCGCGGCAATCTGGTCGTCAATCTTCTTGTTGACACTATCGACGCGTCCCTCCATCTTCTCAGTGAGGTTGATGGTCGCCATGTACTGGGTCTTGCCGTCCATCATCTGGGCGCCAACGAACGCGTTGTCAAGGTTGTACCGACTCGATCGGGACGGGGTGAGCGCCACGGCTAGAAGTCGCCCCTTGAACGCCTCGATCGTGTCGAGAGTGTCTTTCCGCTTAGCCTCAATGTCCTTGTTCCAGGTGTCATGAGTTTTCTCCATCTCGGTGATGAACGTCGTGATCTTCTCGTTCATCAAGTTGATGATCTTCTTCTGCTCCTCGCCGAACTTGCCAACGTAGTCGATCGTTTCGACAACGCTGCCACGAATTCGCTCAAGCACTTCCAGGTAGGTGAGCCCGTCGCGGTAAGTGAACGGCGTGACATTATTGACCTGACTACCCTGGACTCGCCACACGGCACGGTCAATTGAGTTAATGATATCGTTGATGTTAGCCATAGTAGCCTCCATAAATGTTTGAGTGTGTGATTGGGTGGTCAAGGTCCCAGACACCTAAGAAAAGGTCTCGCAGTTCCTCAATGACGAAGTTGTCAACATTAATCAGGGTTTGTCGGTACTGTGCAATCATCTGAGCCTTGGAGCCTCTCTGGCTCGACTCGCTGGACTGATTGTTGTCGTAGTGGCTACGAGAGTTCGTGGACCCTGACGAGGTGCTTGTGCTCTTGCTGGTGTTCTCGCTGGTCGCGTCCGACAGGCTTGACGCATAGTCACCATTCCCGGCTAGACGTGTCTGAGGAGTGTCTGAAGCAACAGTCCTGCCCTTGCTACTTCCACTCCCCGTGCCATTACTTGCATTGGTGTTGGTACCGTCATTGCTGGAGTCGCCCCACTGGCGCGTTCGACTGGATCCCGTGCCACCGTCGAGCGGGTCGGTGTTCTGCAGTTCCGCTACGTACATTCGATTGTAGCGGGGCATGATGAGGTCCATGCGAAGTTCTAGTCGCCAGATGAAGATGTCGACAGTCTCGTGAGCGATCTCGTTGAGCCAGAACTCCCGCCTAATTCTTGAATTTAACTTCTCGCGATATGCCTCATCAAAGATCTCATAGTTATCGAGGCCCCAGTGGCCCTTGGTGATTGCGTCCACATCTTTAAGCCTCAATGTATGCGTCGGCATTGCCATTCACCCCATCTGCCTGTAGTAGGTTTTGCTGCGCAAGAATGTCATTCATGCCCGGAGCAGCATTATCGTCAACTGCCCAGGTGCATGAGATGTTGAGCCCAAATTTCTCGTTGATCTGCTCGCACGCGAGTTCGCGCGGCTTCATGAACGACTCGCGCGACGCAAGCACTTGCCCTGAGTTGGCTGCCGCCTCTTCGACAACCATGCGCTCGCGCTTCTCAGAATTGACGTTCATGATGCCAAGCATCGTGAGGGCCTCACCCCAGATTTTCGCTTTGGATTCCATGTGCTTAATTGAAGACACCGCCCCGGTGCCAGCATTTTGATTCAGCGGAAAAACTCCGATCGTATTTGCCAGGTTATCCATCGCCAAGTTCTCAGTCCCCCACACGACAGGCTCCCCATCATAGATCTTGGAGATAACATTAGAAATTGTGTGACGTTGGTCTGTGTTACAAGCAACAATCATAGGATTTCTCTCGTTGAGCAGATCGATCTCGATCGTCCTGTCTACCTGCGCAAGACGTGAGGCGTAGACCCGGATCACGTCCATGTCGGGCACTCGCGTCTGGTTCCCCCAGATCACGACACTGTCGACAGCGCGAACGTCGCGAGAGTAAAGGCCGTTTCGGGTGACGCGAAAGCCAGTGGGATTGTCCTGGATGTCCCACACCCCAGTCTCAGTAGCGGGCATAGACATGAACAGTTCCAGCAACGTGTCGAAGTAGAATAGTGAAAACCCATTCTCAAGAATGGTCTTCTCAATGAACCGCGGGTCAATTCCGTTAGGCAAACCTTCCCACGTAAATCGGCTCATGCACTTTCCACACAGTTGACGAAAGTACATAGACTCAAGTTGCGCCTGCCTACCCTCACTAGACGAGGGGAGAGGTGCCCTACCCACTTGAGAGTAGATCTCGTGGGACACAAAATCTGCTCGTTTACTCACTTAGCCTCACCTTTACGCTTGTGTCAATACGGTTTTCACGCACATTTGTCCGACCAATGTTAAACGGCTGCTTCCACACAGTGACCCCCTTCTCGAAGATACCTCTGATTGTACCCTTAAACGTCTCAGGCATGTTCGCTCGGACCAGGTAGCACTCACTCATCTTCCAGTACGTGAAGTGACTCATCAGAGACAGTTTTGACATACTCACCCACACGTTCATGTTATAACCGTACCGAAGCCAGAAGTCCCCAATACGACGCATCGAGTTAAATGACAGCATACGAACCCGACAGTCAAGAGACATCTGATAAGCGACCATTGGAGTCACAGTACCCGCAGTCTGCCCCACAACTGACGGCGGAATAACCTGCATATCCTGCACCTGGGCGTTAACGCTTGCAATAGCATTCTCATAATCGCCGTTCGCAGAAAACTGTGCCAACTCATAATTCGTGTCACGCACCGCCCGCTGCTGTTGCTGACTGATCTGAGACTGTCCCGATGTCAGCTGATTCTGAATGTTTGCCTGCGATTGTGCCTGACTATTGCTAATCATGGCATTTACGTGAGCCGTCGCCATCTGTCCAATGCCCGCACCCACAGCCTGGCCGTTTAGTCCCACAACCCCACCGAGCGCAGTCATCCCACCCTGAGCGGCCTGTACGGTCGCACGCATGTTATTGTAACGTGACTGACTGTCGGCGTTGGCGCTGTTACCCCACATCTGGTTCTCAGCACCCGCCTGCGTAGCAGCAATCCCAGCATTCGCAATATCCCGGCTAGCGGTCGCTGCGCGCTGTGCACGCTGCTGAGCCCACTTCGCACCATTGTACTGCTGTGCGATCGTGTGAGCATTGGATGCCAGATTGTTCAGGGCGCTGTTGTTGAGCACCGCGAAGGTGGGGAGACTCTGATACCCCGTAGCGACGTCAAGTTCCTCGCCGGTCTGCTGGGTCCAGGTGGAGGCGTCCACGTCGATCACGTCAGCGCGCGGGTGACGGTTGAGCCAGTTCGGGGAGAAGAGAATCTGGGGCATTGGTGGCGCAAGATGCACCCACGCAGTGAAACCAATATCATCGCTCGCTAAAGATTCTGGACGCACTTCAATGGGGTTGCCTGTGTAAGTCGTAAACTGCAGAATCGTGTACGGCGCAGTACAAAACTTTTTCAACTCAGAATACTCAGGCAACACCAGCCGCATAAGATTCTCTCGGAAATTCTCACGTGTAATCCAGTATCCGCGCTTATTCTCCACGCCAGGGTTCGTAAGAGCCCACCATGAGGCGCTACCCAACTGCACCTTGCGGCCACCATCACCCTTAAGCATCCCCTTGGGAACAAGTGTTACAGAACCAATGCCCTGGGCAATCCATGGGTAGTCTGCAAGGTATTTCATTCCCGCAGCAAACCCCGCAGCATCAGCCCACCAGATGTCTACGGAGTTGGGTAGCCCCTCCATATCAGAGCCGTCAGCCATGATCATTGAGGGTGACGTCCTCGACCCGTAAGGAGCATCTAGTTTAATGGTTGACGTGATAATGACATCGTATTTCTTATTCTGGATGTCGCCAAGAACCTTGCGGTAATTACGGGCAACCATGTGCTCGCCCCCAAGATCTAGCCCCTCAGGAACCGTAAGCCACGTACGCCCATGATCGTCAAACGAGTCTGTAGCGGCAATCCCCATATGCCCTCGCTCCAGAAACCCTCGCCCAAATTCTACGCGATCATAATACGTAGTCCACACGTCAAGTTGTAACACAAGTTGCGTAGTACCAGGATTAATGTACTGAACGTCCGTAATAAAGTAGAAGAATACGGTTGGCTGATAGTCCGCTGTGAACGCCGACGACGGTCGCCCAGGGTTCGTCACCATCACGTAGTTGAACTGCACCGCACGCGAAAATGGTGTTGGAATGCGGATAGGCCTACCCTGAGCCAGGTAGGTCATAGAGTCAAGCCGCACCGTCTGAGAGTGCTCAAAACTCTCAACATAGTCCTTAGGGGAGCCATAACGACTCCAGTCAATAATGTCCCTGTAAGTGTTGTCAAACGGAACGTTAACCATGCGCACAACACTGCCCGCAGACCACACCGAGTAGTCAAAAGAGAGCCCTGCCGGAGTCTCCGGCGGCATGTCGTTAATCTGACTCATAATCCCTCCACGCATAAATGGAAGCCGCCCACCACCCCAATTGGGATGTTGGGCGGCTTATGCCACTAGGGTATCAGGAGACAGTGACGGTAGTCGAGAACGTCGCAGGTTTCTGACCGTTCGCGGCCGGGTTGTCGACCGTGACCGTAATGGTGATCTCGGCACCCTTAACCTCATCCTCGCCAATAACCAGAGTGCCGTTGTTCCACACCTGAGTCTTCTTGGACTTCTGTCCACTGATATCCCAGTCAACAGCAGGCTTGGTGCTCGGGTCCGGCGGAGTCTTCCAGTCGATCGACAGTGCACGCAACTCGCCCGGCTTCGGAGTCACATTGTGGGTGCCGTCGTTCTTGGCGACCTTGATGCCCTGAATCTCCGCATTCTTAACCGTGGGAATCGTGATCCGCCCCGTCTCCTTCGTGCCGAACGCAATCGCAGGCACAAACGAAGAGACACTCAGGATACTCCAGTGGTGCAAGAAATAGTTCGAATAGAGGCCCGCGGGGTTCTCAATCGAACGATTCTCCAGCAGAACGTCCTTGATCAGCAGGAAGTCCTTCGTCGTCAGAATCGCACTCACACCATCCAGCTGGAGAGACTCATTCGGAACGGTGATCACGTGCGACGGAAGAGACGTGTTCTCCTGATGGAAAGCAGCCGCCAACGAAGTCACGTTAACGTTCGCCTGGAACTCCGGCGTCGCAATGATCACCAGATCCTGGGGCTTCGCGAAAGAAGGAACACCCTGCGAGTTATAGGCCCGGGTCGGATAGGTCATCTTGTTCGCGGCAACCTGGAGTGCCTTAATTGCCGCGTCTGTCTTCTCCTTGGCCGCCTCAAACACGTTCAGGTCCGGGATCTGCATGTGGTAGAACCCGAACTTCTCCTCATAGGTGCGGAAGAGGGAGCACATCTCGAGGAACTCATCCCAATTGTCAGACGTGCTCATCACCGACATCATCGAAGACACAAACTGCGACAAACCCGTGTCAGACAGGAAAGCCCTGCGCAATTCAGCCTCGTTAATCGTAATCTCGTACTTCTCGCGACGGTTGATCTTGTGGAAGGCGCTGTAGGACTTGACCCGCTTCTGCCCAAAGATGTCCTTCTCCAGGTAGTCGCGGTTTGCGTCATACAAAGTTGGCTTCACCATATCGAGATGAACTTCCTCGATAGTGTCCCCAAAATTCAGCATCCCCTGCTTAAAAACGGCAAGCGGGTTCTTCCACACCATGTCCCGAATAATCGTAGATCCGATGCGGTTCACGAGAGCATTCATGAAAGCATTACGAGTAATATCCTCATGCATGATCTCGGACATTGTTTCCTGGATGTTGGCCTTGGTTGCCTCGGGAATACGCTCCTGATACTCGAGACGAGCGTCCGAACGAATGGCATTAAGAATATCGACGTTAGTAAGTCCGTCGCGCAGATCTGGCATTATGTTTCTCCTTAACCGAAGAGGTCTGAAATTGACTTGGGTTTCCAACCGGAGTCAGGAACCTTATTATTAGATGAAGAATTGTCTGTGGCGAAAAGCCCTCCTAGCCCAGAAAGAGACTTCCCAATAGACCCAACATCCTTCAGGGTCTGCTTTGCATCATCGAGGTCTTTACTATCATACCCCATCTCATGGGCAAGAGCCTTACCAGTATCCTTCATAGCCGTACCGGCAGTCTTAGCGCCCTCCATACCAATGTCGGCAACACCCCCAAGCACAGCCTTAGCATCATCAATGTCGCCCTGGATGGCGCCCTTCATGTCGGAATAATCCATCTCCTTCGATGCTGGCACATCATCCCCCGCAAACGGGTTCCCCGTCTCACGATCAGTTGGGGTAGTTACCTCCGTGAGACGACCCTCAAGCTCGTTCTGAAGCGCAGAAACCTTATCCCCAAACACTGACGTGAGATGGTCCCACGCAGCCTTGGTGTCCTTGTAGTAGTCCTTGCCCTGACCCGCCTCAGCAGCCATGCCGAACTGCTTAAGGTTGTCGGTGTCCGTCAGGTTCCCCTTCTCCTTGGACACCTCGACGCCGTTACCGCCAGTGTCCCCCGGGTCGTACGCGTGCTGCTCGCCGGCGTGCTCAGGCAGGTCCAGAGCCTTCTTCTGCTCGTCCGACATGCCCTCGACAGCCTTGTTGTGCTCCTGGACGTCCTTCGCCTGGCTGGCAGGATCCAGGTCAGCCTTACGAGCAGCCTCCTGCTCGGCCGGGGACATCTTGTTGCGCTCGTGACGCTCCTTCTCACGCTGCTTCGCAGCCTCGAGCCCCTTCGCCTCCTCAGCCTTCTTCTTCTTCTCCTCGGGAGTGTCGGGCTCGAAAAGGCTGACAATGCCGTCCTTCATGTCGCGGAAAGTACGACTAACCTTGTCGCCGAAAGTCACTTTATAGTCCGGATCGCTCATTACTCCTCCAATAAAGATAGGCTGGAAGCATTACGCTTCCAGCCTATCATGTTACCCAATATCCAGATAGTGCTAGCAGGGGATGCTAGCCCGTTCCGCATGCGGCCCAGTTCAGTAGGTTGCCCCCGCTTGCGGGCTCCTAGTCACTTCTCCGGCTTGGGAGCGTGTGTCGCAATGTAGTTAATAATCGCGTCCTGCACCAGATCCGACGTGTCCCGGCGCAGTGTCCAGTGCAGTTCCTCAATATCGCGGGCAACCGCCTTGTCGATACGATACTTGAACGTGGCCTTAGTGCTAACAGGTCGAGCCATCTTAACCAACCCTTTCATATGGCTTCAATGTGAATGTTGTGTTCCGAAGAACAGTTCCTCCTGGAACCCTTGCAGGAACGAGTTTACCATCCCATTTCCCACCATTCAACATGTCGTCGAACGTGAGTTTAGCGGCAACGTTACGCGGCAGTCCTGCAATATGCACATCCATTTTTCCGTCAATCTCCTCCGCGTACTGCTTCGCCCGCACGTACACGCTCCGAGTAAAGTTCCCCTCATGCTTCCACGCACCTAGTTCCACAGGATCCACCCAGAGCCCCTTCGGGGGAGTGGTAGGACCCACCAGGTGTAGCGAGTCGGTATCCGCATACGCAAAATATGGGTAGACATCCTGTGCAGCCGAGATCGTCTTCAGCCTCGCGTACGCTGTAATAAAGACACCCATGGGCGTGTACACAGGATCCCTAAACTCCATCTCACCCATCTTCAGGGTCACCCGGTTGTCCTCCATGACAGGATGCTTGCCTGTGATATCGGGATTTGTGGCAAACTTTCCGTAGAGACTGTTGAGGTGAAGCTTGGCGATCTGTCTCAACCCTCCCGTGGAGTTCTTTTTAATTTCCATGAAATGATCAACATACTCATCAAAGAAACCACGAGAACCGCGAAACTCAAATGTGCCGTTCCATGATATGATTTTAAGGTCATAATGCTTTTCCCATAACTCAATATCAATATTAGTTGCCACCACAGTAGTTGGGTGAGGAATCTCAGACAGGTACTGTGTTGGGTTAAAGGACAGGTTCTTCTTGATCTGAATGCAAGGAATATGGTTAGGCTTGATCTTCGCCGTAAAAGTGATGGACGCGATATACAGGGGACGGTCCGTAGCAGGAGGCCCAGCAGTAAAGATCGGGTCACCATAAGGGAGCAACGCTGTTCGCATCACACTGGGATACAGCGAATTCACGTCATACACACTACCCGAACCATTCAACTTCCCCGCATAACGCTTATCGGCATATGTAAAACCACCACGATACGCCTTCCGGATCTCCGTATCTATTTCGGGTGAAAGAATCGGAAAACGGCGAAGAAACAGCTTGCCCGTCATCTTTTTATATGTGTAAAGTGAGTCGCTACCCGCAGTCAGCCGAGTCATATTCTCGTTAAACTGCACCTCCAGCGCCTGTGCCACAATCGCCACATCATTACGCTGGTACCGCCTCTCCTGCGCCGTTGGTATGTACCCCACAGGCCTAAACATCTCATAGTCAATCTCCAGTTTCTGATCATGAAGGTTAAACGCCTTCGCGACTGCCGCAACAGACATTGGAAGTTTCTTGTACGAGTCACGAAACTCGACGCGGTACCCCGTCTCGAAAACCACCGTAATACTATAGAACTTGCCCATCCGAGAAATCAGCGACGTGAACTGCTTGACGCCCGGAGACTCTTTCGTCCAGGTGTAACCATTGCGCAGCAGCCAGTCAATGATAAAACTACCGTCGAAAGCAAGATTGTGAAAATAGATGTTTGCCGCACGCTCTGCCACATGAGACATAAACCCGTCAATAGTGGTCCCATCAAAATAATTGTCCAGTTTACCAACCTTAATGATACCCCAGGACCATACCCTACAATCCTCCTCCCTCGTAGTAGTTTCAAAGTCTGCGACAAAATTAGGGACCCGCTTGTGAGAGCGCTTAACGACTCGTCCCCTTGCGTCGCTTGTTGACTGGCGAGGCACTGAAATCGTCCTCCGGCTTGATCTTAATTGACTTAATTTCCTTCAGCAAGGACTTGATAGACGAATCAGCATTCTCATACTCGTCATACTGGATATCATCACCCCTAGCCCTCCGGTCGCTGTACCCCTCTTTAGCGGCCTCATACATGAGAGACAACTGATTGGCGAAGTCGCCATTCACCGTCCACATCAGCCACAGCACGTCATCAGGAGTCTCTGTCAAAATGTCATACAGTTCAGGATCCCCAATAACATCCAGCATCGCAGCAATCTGCTGCTTAGCCGATGTCAGTCTCCCCGCCTTTGCAGCCTTCGTCAACGAGTGCTCAACAGCCTTCGTCTTGGCCGCCATTGCCTTAACGTCCTCAAAATTTGAGGGTCGCTTATCAGGATTCATTCTCTCAAGAGCGTAGTGGGACCCTCCAGGAAGATACTGCTTCTGGGGCCTAAAATCCCGGATCCAGTCACCAACCGTCATGTCCCCCATATAAGGAAGTTTTGTTCCACTAACACTTTGTTCGTAGCGATCAATATCAGCATTATAACGTAAAACAGCCTCTCTGTATCTTCTAACAGTCTTGGCTGGAATAACACCACCATTCTTATCGCGATAATACCAAACGCTACTAGAGTTGTTAAACTCACTAAGACGTTCCAGTTCATTTGCAGCATTCTTTAACGTAACCCTTCCAATAGACGACCTACCAATAGGATCATATTTAGTCCCTCGAATATCAGCGCCGTCATCCGACGTAGCCATCTTATAAATCTTACGCATCGCCCGATTACGCTCAACCTGAAGCAGATCCCGAGCCCTCGCCAGATCATCCCTACGAGCCCTCGCCCTAGACGACCCTGCCGACCTCACCCTCTCCGTAGAAGCTTCTGCCCCCAACGTATCAGGCACATCCGGAACACTCAGATCAACAGACGAAACAAAATCCCGAATTGCGCCAGCAGTATTACCAACGCGCCTAGCGCCACGCTTAAACGACCGATAATGCTTACCCCAATGAGACTTAACCAAAACACCAAACCCCCCGCCCCCTGATAAGGGGCAGGGGGCCTAGCAATTCTACCTCAGGACCTCACGCCAGAGACACAGTCGTGTACTCACGACCGCGACCCGACTTCGCAGTCCCAACCTTCACAGCAACAGGCTCCGGCCATTCCTCAACTGGACCCAGAATGTCAATCAGACGCTGAACCTGAGACACAACCGTCTGAGAAGAAGTCCCATAAGCGTTCCCATCCTTATCCAGAACAGTAATCGCCTTACGCGTCTCAACCTCACCAGTATCAATGTCAGTCACATCGTCCTCAGTAATCACAACATTCGCAATCTCAACCGTCTTACCCCGCAGTTCCTTAAAAGAAACCGCCGCGTTCTGAGCGTTGAAAAAAGCCTTCTTGCCTGCGAAGTCATCCTTGAGAGAAGAGTAAACAATAGCCATGATCATTCCTTTCGATCAATTCATTCCAGTAATTTCTTGATCTGGTATTACCCGCCCAGCCGGGAATCTCAAAAAAGAGCCAACTGCTCTTTATCGTCCGGCACCAGCCAACGCCCCTCGGCGTTAAAGCCAGCACACACGATCTGTTCAATAGGAGTATCCGCCTCAAAGAACTGCCGATTCGGAAAAACCTGTGAACTAAAGAACGTGAATCCATTCCCAGTATTCCGCACCGTACACTTCAAACTCGTCCCCTCCACATGATACATCGTCGAAGACCGGTCCGCCGTCCGATAAGCCGACACAAACTTAACCCGACAATCAAGCGAACTATCATAAATCCTCACGCGAAAACCATGAAGACGACCGCCAAAACCGCAATCCACAACAACCAACCCCCAATCCGAGGAGCGGCCTTCGCAGCAATCATCCCACCAGCCACACCGAGAGCAATGTCGCCCTTAGTAAGCCTACACCCAGCATCACGCACATCACTGTGAGAGTACCGCTCAACACGCGCTCCAACACGCTCCCGCTCGACTTCCTCATACCCCATCTCCTGATCCATCCAAATCCACTCACCATTCATGCACTGCCACATCTCAGTTCACTCCCCAATAAACCAATCGTAGATGCGCTTGAGACTAACCGACTGATCAAAATACCAGACATCCTCATGACTCGACACCCAGTATCCACCGTACTGATCGTCCCGCTCAATACTAATCATCTCAGTTCCTTTCCGTTCTGTCGGGTTCGTTCCCGTTCCGTTCATGTATTAATAATGCACCAACATTATCTACACGTCAACCCACAAACACGTGACCCCTACCACACTGTACCCCATACACACAACACGTCATCTGTCAACCTTATTCCATATGACTTACCCCAC